GTGATTAAAGCTGGGGCAAGTATTGCAGCCGCACCACTTACAGGGGGGACATCACTTATTGGTCTTGCAACACTTGGGAAATAATAATTTATGGCACTTCTAGGACAATCAATCAATCCAGCACTATTCGTTCAAGATTACTCTGGTTTTGCAAAAGCCGCAGCGATCCAAGCGCAGGGAATGCAAAATCTTGGCCAGCAGATTCAAGGTATTGCACAAGACTATACTGCTAATAAGAAGGAAGAATCAAAGCTAAGTGCAGTCAAGAAAGCTGGCATTGCTGATATTCAAGCGGCTATCCAGTTAAGCAAATCGAGCGGTCTTGGCCTTGAGTCAACGCTTGAGCCTTTACTTGCTGCCGCAACAGATCCAAACTCATCATTGATAGAACAGGCTGCTGCTGCACAACAAGCATCGCAAACTATTGGGACAACGATGAATAACAAGTTCAAGATTGAAGAGCTTAACATGCAGCGTCAAGCAGCTTCAAGAGCAGGAGCAGTGGATGCGGCTAGGATTGCTGAAATCGGGAAGGAACGTCAACAACAAAATGCTTTAGCAAGTATTATTGGTGATCCATTGTTTAATGCTACAGTTGAAAAACTTCCTGTAGAGATAAAAAATTCAATCTTAGCCCAGTCTTCAAATTTCACTCCTCAACAGAAGTTTGATTCAATCCCATTATTAAGTAGATTTATTCCAGAACAAAAAGGTTATCGCATTACGACACCAGAAGAAGTTCTGAAATATGGAGGAGCTGGTCAGATCAATACTGAGACTGGGAAATTTGAACCTCTTCAAACTAGTCAAGTGCCAGAAGGTTATCGCATTACTACACCAGAAGAAGTTAAGACTTATGGAGCGGTTGGGCAAATAAACATTAAGACTAATGAATTCAAGCCAATTCCCCTTCCATCTGGAACACAAGTAACAGTGTCTCCAGAAGGAAACGTTGTATTCGCTCAAGGGGCTGGAGTTGGAGCACCAACAAAAACTGAAGTTGCATTAGCAGCACAAGGAAAACAAAAAATAGAAGGATTAGTGCAATTTAATGATCTTGCTGCAAATTTGATTCCAGAACTTGAGCAACAAGGTACTGGAATTGTGGCTGGAACAGCAAGAGCTATTGGATCATATGTTCCATCATCAGAAACTCAAGCTCTTCAAGACAAACTATCTACCGTTAAGAACTACCTATCTAGGGATTACGTTAATACGCTTAGAGCGGCCTCACCAACAGGAAGTGCGGGTGGGTCAATTACTGAAAAAGAATGGCCTCGATTTGAGAATCAATATGGAGTTGTAGACGCATCCAGAGGTCCAGTACAAAATATTAACAATCTTCAAAAAATTGGATTCTATCAATTTAACGCCGTTCATGGAACCCCAGCAGAACGAGCGCAACTACTTAAAGAGGGAAAAATCACTCCAGAGCAAAACGCTCAAGTAGAACAAATGTATCTTGATATGAGAAATCGACTTAAAATCCCTGCAACTGGAATTAAAGATGTGGCTGGATCAGAACTAAAAGTATCAATGCCAAAATCAAACCTATCGCCAACAGTTCTGGAAAAAGCAAAAGCATTGGGCCTTTAATCTTAATAAAATGGGACTATACGAAGATTTAGATTTAGTAAAAGCTGGACAAAGCAAACTTGAACAGCAGTTTGGACAGTTGTCAGATGAGTATCAATCTCTTTTGGCATCTGATCCATATGGTGCAGAACAGAAGAAAACACAGGCATCTCAAGTACTTCAAGATATTGAATTATTTTCTGGAGAAGGTGAGAAACTAAAAGCCCAACTTGCTAATGATCTAAAGAATTCAAAATATCTCACATATGGTCTTGGTGACACGAATGCTCAAATCTCATTTAGTGATGAGGCAATCAAAAACAAGACAGCGGAGGCATTATCAAAATTCATCGGAGAGCCTGTTGACGTAACTACTGGACTTGGATATGCCGACAGGACTGCTGATGCGTTCTTAAGGGATGAGTCAAAAGATGAGTATCTTGCCAACAAGTACGGCAAAGATAATGTTAAGACTGTTAATGTTGGAGGATCACCAACCAGAATTGTAAGGAACGAAACAGGTAGATGGGTTGCAATGAACGAGATGGGTGGATCGTTAAAGGATGCTCTTCCGGTATTGGGTGAGGTATTCCCATTAGCGGGTGCTATTCTTGGAGGCATTGGTTTATCTGCACTTCCGGGCGCGCCACCTATTGCTGCATCGGCAGTTGGGAGCGGTGCAGGATATGCTGCTGCTGGGACACTTCAAGATCAGGCAATGAAGGCTTATCTTAAATACTCCTCTGGAGGAACGCTTAAAGAGAAAATAATGAAAGCCTATCTTGGGGCTGGAGATGGACTTGCTGAATCATTTGGCAAGCGATCAACCGAAGCACTTCTTGGAGTTGGACTTGAATATGGAGTAGGCAAATTAGCAAGCCCATTACTAAGGAAAATGGGAACAGCCAAAGTTGACGAGTATTATCAAGGACTCAAAAAAGCCGAGGAAGACCTTGCATCAAGAGGATACTCAATGAATGTCGCCCAGCTTGTTCAAGGTGGTGAGATGCAAAATAAAAAATGGCTACAGCTTGCCCAAGATCGTCCAAATTCACAAGTTGCAAAAGATATTCAAATTGGAGTTGAGCGTCTTCAGGGTTTGAAATCAGATTTGACTCCTGCTCAAAAGTCATCAGCACTCTATAAAAGCACATTAGATAATATCCGACAAGCCCAACAGACTACTGCTGACATGGTTGGCTTGTACGATCAGAAAGCTGGAAATATCCTAAGATCAAATCTTGATGAGCAAACTCAAAGTTTGGTATTTGGTAGTCTTGAAGACACTCATAAACTTGGGTCTGATTTATTTAAAGCCCTTGGCAAAGCCGAGAAAAAAGCTAATGATATTAAGAATGAGACATATGCTCCATTCTATGAGTTAGCAGAAGGAAGGGTATCAGTAGATCCTATTGAGCTTGCCAAATTTGTTGAGAAAAATTATTACAGCAGCATTCTTAGAAACCCAACACTTCAAGCTGAGTTGGACGTATTAAGAGCGCGTCCACAAAACCTAAAAAGAATCAATAGTATTGATAATGAGCTGAAATCAGTAGTAGACCGAGATAAAAGAGCACAACTTCAACTTGAACGTAGAGAACTTGAGCAGCTTTCTGGAAATCTTAACATCAAACAGTTGAATGATACTGTTAGAAAGTTTTCAGAAGCATACCCAGATTCTGGCATGACTGGTGCTACAACATCAAAACAAGTTGCTGGGGCAGCAGCAAATGACATCAGGACATTTAGAAATAATGTTCTTGATAATCAAGGTTTGCTTGATGAATGGAATAATGCAACTCAAGTTTTCAATCAAAGACTTGGATTTGAAGAAGGTACTATCGGAAAGTATTTAAAAGAACTTTCTAGCGGAAAACCAAATATGGACGAGACTGAAATAGTAAATTCCATATTGAATACTCCTAGGACAATTACAGATGCTGTCACGGCATTGAGTGTTGGCGATCCAGCAGTTGCATCTCAATTAGTGAAACGTCTTCAAAATGCTTATTTCAAAAACATTGGAATATCAAATCAATCTGGCCGCCAAGTTGATGGATTTAATTTTGATGAGGATGTTGTAAGGTCGTTGTTTGGATTTAATAGTGCTGGGCAACCCAATTCAGCATATGGAGATAATATGATTCGCAAGTTATACTCTCTTCAAGATGCAATTAACGCTAAAAATCTTGATCCAGCAAAATTAACAATGAAGGATATTGATGATTTGTCTGGAAGTCTTTCTAGGAATTCAGAAAAAGAGCTAAGAAACAGCATCGAGAAAAGAATTCAAAATCAAATGAGTGTGGATCAAACTAAAAATGATTCATTAATGAAGATTGCTCTAAAGGGTCATAGGGAAGCCCTTGTTTCTGGGGAATTTCCAGAAGCGTTATGGAACGCAAATCCAGATCAGCTTAAAAAACTTCTCGCAATCATGCCAGATGCTGACAAAAAAGTTTTATCTGGAGATATGGCTGAACATTTATTTGCTAAATATCCTCCAAGCGGTGAGTATGGAATTCATGGCGAGTTGCTATGGAATGGCAAACTACTGCTTAAAGACTTTGCGAAAAATCCTAAACGGGTGCAAGTTCTTCGTGGTGTTCTTGGTGACGAAACAGTAGATAATGTGATTTCTGCATCAAGGCTAATGCAGGCAGCAAAAAATAAGCCTGTGGCAAAAGGTGTTCCGCAAGGGGGCGGAGTAATCAATGATGCTGGAGTTAAATGGTATTTCCCGATTGAAAAAATTGCCTCTGGGATTAGAAATAGTTGGATGTCTGCCGCATATAGAACTGGAGATTTGTCTCCGCTTCTTCGCAACATTGCTCGAAAAGAAATTACTGAAGAAGAGTTTAAGAAAAATGTATCAAATACCATGTTGAAACTTGCAAAAACGTCTGCTGGAATTGAAGCTATGACTCAAAGCGGACGATACAATCCAGAGTGGGCAGCTTGGTTAGGAAACAATTTGGGAATGAGCAGCAAAGAGACTCAAGACTATCAAGAAAAATATGGAGTTGGGCGATAACAACGTTATTCCCAGAAAAGAGTTGCTTTCTAAACACTTTGGTATTACAAAGAGTAAATGACCGATGAAACTCAAACACAACCAACCGAGTATAAGAACATAAGGGAGGAGAAGTCTGCTTGGTTTCTTGAGATTAAAGAAAGAGCCAAGAACCTTCCAAGGGGTTCAGTTGAACACTATGCTCCAGCGGTTGCTGCACAGGCACTTTGGATGCTGGCTCAAGGGGCAAGGATTAAATCAATCTCAGAAAAGACTGGCTTAGGGCATGAAACAATTCGTAAACTTGAATGGAGACATAATGACACGCTTGAGACAAAGCGTAAGGAGTTCTCCATGCGTTATGCGATTGCTGCCCAAGAGTACACTGACCTGTTATTTGAAAAAGCTGAACAATTATCCAATGATTCAGATGCTCTATCTAAGATTTCTCCAGACAAACTGGCTCTTACTATTGGGATTATGACCGATAAAGCAGCTCAGTTGACTGGGATGGCTGGAATGGTTATCGAGCATCGCA